AGCATGTCCATACACATATTTATACATTTTATCACCATTTATATATTCTGCTGTTACTAACTTCTGTTTTTGTTCGCAATCCATAGGCTTCAACATTTCGTGCTCACCCCAATCACGTATCGTATCTTCTGAAAACTCAACATAATCGTCTTTTTTGTCTAACCACATTATAATAAGTACTGCAATCGCCAATAAAATAATATAGAATAATATCACAATATGTCACTCCTTATAATCTCACATCTACTTCTATTTTACATTCACTATCTCCGTTATAATAACCGAGCCATTTCACATTAATATCTTCGATTTCTACATCATATTTTTTACAAAACTCATTTACATAATGTTCGATAGTTTCTTCTAATGTTCTTTTATCTTCTTTTAATTGTTTCATTCTATCACCTCTATTCCTAAAACTTCATAACTTTCTTTAAAATATTCACATACGAATTTTCTTTGATTGTCATTTATAAGTTCTAACTCTTTTTCTGTATCGTGTTTGTAACTCCCATAGGGGCAACCCATACAACCTGTACGTTCAATATGTTCATATACTTTTGGTACTTCAATATCATACTTCTTTATGATTTTTTCTAGTAGTTCGTCTGATAGATCATGTATCGGCGTGAATTTCTTATCCTTTGTGAAACATGTACGATATTGTCTTTTACGAAGATTACTTTCTCCGCCACGAATACCAAGAATAGGTTTTAAACCACTCTCTTTTTCGAATTTTCTCGCTGGTTCTTTCTTCAAGTAATGACAACATAAATGCGTTATCTTATGGGCATTCCCACTTTTCACATATTCCCTTGCTTTCTTTGAAATACCACTAAAACCTTTTTTATAGGTACCATCAATTTTCTCAAATATCGTTCGACTTGGTTGTTTACCTTTTCTCAAAGCATTCTGATAATAATATATGTAAAAGTCTTGCTCTTTACTAAAACAAGGTATTCCATACTTTTCTTTTATCTCCATAGGCTTCATTGTAGGGAATAATACAATATCTGAATTTTTCATAATTCTATCTCTTATTTCATGGTGTTCCATATATGTGTTGATACCAACAATTTTTATATCTTTAAACTCAGGATACGAATATTCTTTTATGAACCAATAAAGGAAATGACTATCTTTACCACCACTATATGAAAGATAATACTTATTGTAGCCACCTACATTTTTCAACTTTCGGAACTTACTCTTTAAATCTTCTAGGTAAAAATCAACTTCATCCATGATTATTCTCCTTTCGTCATTTCTTCTTTAATGATCTCTAAAACTTTATCAATTTCGTTCAACGCATAAATATTATCATCAGATACTGAATTTCTATCATGTGGCACTTTAGGATTATGAATACTATATTGTATTTTAATATCATCTTCAAATCCTTTATATAATTTTAAATCGTCTATTATATATTTGTTCACAGTAATACCACTTTCATATATGCGACCGATATGATACACTTTGTCACCTATGTTAAATTTTGTTTTTATTTCCATATTATTCACCTCATTTTTCGTATGGTTTTCTATTATATTCCCTATATAATAATAAAGCTTGACATTCACCAATACCTTCGTATAAAATAGTTTGAAATTTAACATCTACAATTTGAACATCATTCTCCTCAACAAAATCATTTATTTGTTCATCAATGTCTGTTTCACAAGACAAATCACTAAAAAATTTAACTCTAATCATTTTCATTTTCCTCCTTATTTTCATATTCAACATTATATTCTTTAACCCAATATTTTTGACGACCATAATTTTCAATTGTTGTAGGGTTATTAACTCTTGTCCAATTTTTGAACTTATTCATATAATCTCCTATAATATGTGCTTCTCTTGACGTCATATTTTTATCAATCCCTCTAAATATTTCCGCATGTATTTCCTTACTACAAATCTTATAACCAATAGGTTTTTTTATTAAATATTCTTTCAAATCTTCTAGTTTAGGATCCTCAATCATACGACTTTCCTGCTCACTTTGTAAAACACTCCAATATTGACTAGGTATTGTCAAATAAAACTCCTCCTTACTACCATTTCTCATCAAATATAAAGCCTCCCTCCAGCAACAAAGAATATATTCTTTTATTTCTTTTTCTTTCTCGAACAACTCTCCACGTGGTATTTTTATATCAATAGGTAAATACCTACGATTTCCTGTATTATCCGTCAAAAACGTTGCATTATTCGTAGTACCAATAAAGATACATGTTCTAGGGATTGATTCTGTACGCACCGCATACGCAGGTCTATAACTATCGACCGTACGTGAAATAAAAGCTTTCATACTCTCTTTATTCTGTTCTCCTCTCATTGCGAGTAACTCACTAAACTCGCAAATCCAACCACCACGTACACATTCAACACCTTCTTTTTTCTCAATCGTAGTAACTTCTTTATAATAATTTGAATGCAACGCCAACCAATTTATAATCGTTGACTTACCAAGACCTTGTTCACCACAAAAAACTAACATATAATCAAACTTTATCCCAGGCTTATAAAGTCTTGCAATACCACCAAAAAACAACATTCTCGATAATTCTCTTGCATAATCTGTATCCTCACATTTCAAAATATCTGTTAAGAACCTATCGATTCTTTTCTTACCATCCCACTCTTCATTCTCAATCAACTCTTTCAAAGGATTATAACTATTATCTTTCATAGCAATCATAAGCGCCTTATAATACTTTTTCTCATGAAAGATACCATACCTATTTTCAATATAAGACATATATATTGAATCATCAGTATCATTCCATATTCTTGGTTCTTTATTAACATCATGATATTCATAATTATTATTGAAACTATTAAATCTTATATGGTTTTTTATCTCATCATCATTTTCCAATATCAATACATAATTATCAATTGTACACGCTGGGTTGTTTTTATTATCAAGTTCTAAATCTGCTTTCCATATCTCATTTTCATCATACCTTATCTCTAAATTGCTCATGATTATTCTCCTTCTATAACTTCAAAATAATAACAAATATCTTCATTTTTACCAATAAAACTTGATATTGTATATGCAAGTGGAAAATTAACACTTCTTTGTCCATTAAGAATTAATGTTAAATAACTATTACTAATATCAATCTTATCTGCCAATTTACTGATAACTCTGTCATTTAACAACTCTTCTTTTTTACTTACTATAAATCTGTATTTCATATTTTTTACCTCCTTGTAACAACAACTATAAACTATATTTTTATAATTGTCAATATAAAATTATAAAAAAATTTACTTGTGTAAAATAATTGTATAAAATAATTATATATTTATTATGATATATTTTAAAAAAATTTAAAATTTGCATTTATAATTTTTTATGCAACCAACTTTTTAGTTCGTTTACTAGTTCGTTTACCATATTTAGATATAATATATTAAACTATGTTATAGTTAGTTATAGTTGGTTATAATTATCTAATAATTTAAGTTAATATAATACAATCTACAATAATATAATAAAAGTTCGTTTACTTGGTTTACCATTGGTTTACTAGTTCGTTTACCAATAATTTCTTTATTTTATAAGGTCTTTCTAGTATATGCAACCAAGTAAACAATAATATGTATAAAAAATATAAAATTGAAAAAATGACATATTTATATAATTATATATATATAGTATAGGTGTTTTTTCGTTTACTTCGTTGCCTAAGTCGATTTTTTGTTGATATATAAGGGAAAAGTCAGTAAACAGGTTGGTAAACGAGTAAAAAAGTTCGTTTACTTAGTTTACTAGGTGTTATTTTTAATAATTTCTATTTGACTTTTTTTCTATAATATGTTATATTGTTACTAGAAGGGAGTTGTTAGTTTGGGTTATAGCAGACAAAAGATTTTTAACGAGAATGACTCCTATGAAGTTAAGAAAGAGAAGTTTATGAGTATTACCAATCATAGTGATAAGTCTCTTAGCAATAAACAAGGTCAAGAGTATATGAGTGATCCTAATACTATTAAGTTTACAGATGCTCTTATGAATAGAAGTTTTAATCCTGATGGTAGACCTTATGCTTTTGAGAGTGTTGAAACTTTACAGAGAGATATTAGAGAGTTTTTAACATTATGCTATGACACTAGTACAATTCCTACTGTCAGTAGTGCTAGTATGTGGCTAGGTGTAAATAGAGATACTTTGTATGCACATTCAAATAATTCTAACTCTCCGTTTTCCGACACTTGTCGAAAATTAATTGATGTTTGCCAAGTTGCAATGGAGAATGGAGCCATAAAAGGAAAGGTAAATGCAGTCCTTTATATGTTCCTTGGAAAAAACTATTTCGGACTTAAAGATGACAAGAATATCCAAATCTCTGCACAACAGGGTTCTAACATAAACACCCAAGAAACAGCAGATGCACTACGCAAGCAAATCGAGAACGAGACTACCCCAAATGCCACCCTGGTGTCAGAAGAGTAGCATTGTTCTAGAAAATGCTAGCATTGTAATTTAACACACTACCCCCATGTCCCCACACGTGGGGGAGTGGAATAGATTGTGGGGTTCGGTTGAATAATTTTGGTAAAACCTGAACTTGGTTAAACCTCTACTTTCTGTTTTCGTAATAATACCTTTTCATTTTTTCATTGCCAAGTTC